AAAATCAACGGCGTACCGACAAGTAACGGAAAATACAATCTTGTTTTGTGCCAACCACGAGAAGAATTGACCGAAGCAAGAAAAAAACTTGCAAAAACAGACTATTATTCATATTGGGATAAATATTATCTTAAAGAGGTCTTAGAGGATGATTATAAAACTGTTGAAATTAACATTGAACCAGAATTAGGATGAAAACTGACACATTATTACGAATTTATCTAGCTGTAAGACGAAAAACATCAAAATTAAAGTATCCACCAGTTCGGAAACATCATAATATACATACATTCGGATGAGAAAGTTTGAAATGGGACAACATTTGCTTCTTGAGGTGTATGATTGCACCTTTCAGCAGATGAATTCGTGTGATTTTCTTCTTTCAATCTTTACAAAAGCGATTTTGAAGTCAGAAATGACAATTTTGAACGCATTTACACATAAATTTAATCCTTGTGGTGTTACATTGATTTTTGCACTTGCTGAAAGTCATGTTTCTTGTCATACTTGGCCAGAAAAAGGTTGTATGAGTGCTGATTTTTACACTTGTGGTGGAAAAGATCCAAAAATAGCTGCTAAATACATCATTGACAACTTATATTCAGAAGATTATCGAGTTCGAGTAGTAAAAAGATAGAAAAAGCGGTATAAATAAAAACAGCAAACTAATTGTGTGAATAGTGGCTTCTAAGGCATTCAAAGATATCAATTTATCGTTCAAACGTCATCCTGTGACGAACGATGTAGTTGCAATTCGTGATGAAGACGCTATTAAAAGGTCTGTAAAGAACATAGTTTTTACAACTCTTGGTGAAAAACCCTTTGTACCTCAGTTTGGGTCAGTTATTAATGAATCTTTGTTTGATTTGAACACAGAATTGAGTGAAATACGAGTCTCTGACGAAATTAGATCATCTTTACTTAACTTTGAACCAAGAATTGATAATATTATTGTAAATGTTACCGTTGCACCAGATAGAAATGAATTGAATTGCACAGTTCAATATAGCATCGTTGGTCTTCCCTCCCCATCACAATCAGTGGACGTTCTTTTATTCCCAGCTAGAGTATAATGGCCTTTGGACAATACGTTAATTTAGATTTTGATCAGATAAAGACATCTATTAAAGATTATCTGAGGTCGAATACTAATTTCACAGATTATGACTTTGAAGGGTCGAACCTCTCAATCATAATTGACGCATTAGCATATAATACATATACAACTGCCTATAATACCAACATGGCAGCGAATGAGTGTTTTCTTGATTCTGCAACACTTCGAGAAAACGTTGTCTCACTCGCTAGAAACATTGGTTATGTTCCAAGATCTCGTAGATCCGCAAGAGCGAAGGTATCCTTCAATGTTTCTGGTCTGACAGAGACATCAACACTTACATTAAACTCTGGTGTTGTCTGTAATGGTGCTGGTGAGAACACAAATTACATATTTTGTATTCCAGAGAACATTACAGTTCCTGTTACGAACGGATTTGCAGAATTTAATAATATTGAAATATATGAAGGTATTTTTGTAAGTGAAAACTTCACAGTTGATACTTCTTTGTTCAATCAAAGATATATTCTTGATAATTCGTTTATCGATACATCAACAATTAAAGTTAAAGTCAAAAGTTCATCAACATCGACCTCTTCAGTCACTTATAAACAGATTGATAACATTGTCGGAGTTACTTCAACATCAAATTCTTACTTATTACAAGAAATTGAAGATGAAAGGTATGAACTTATCTTTGGTGATAATGTAATTGGTCGAAAATTGTTAAATAACAACTATATTACAGCCTCTTACATTGTAACAGACGGAAAAGATGGAAATGGCGCTTCAGAATTTAGTTTTGTAGGAAATATTACGAATCAAGATGGTGCAACGATAAATGCATCACTAATCTCATTAGTATCAACCGATGAGAAGTCAAGAGATGGTGACGAAATCGAATCAATATCATCAATTAAGTATTTTGCACCTCGAATTTACTCTTCTCAGTATCGTGCAGTGACTTCATCTGATTATGAATCAGTTTTAGGTTATATTTACCCTAATGTAGAGTCTGTAACCGCTTTTGGTGGTGAAGAGATGAGTCCACCTCGTTTTGGTAAAGTTTTTATCTCAGTTAAACCTCGAAATGGTGATTTTCTATCAGATGAAACAAAAAGAGAGTTAATACAGAGATTAAAGAGTTATGCAGTTGCTGGTATTGTGCCAGAATTTATTGATTTAAAATATCTTTATGTTGAACTACAAGTTAATCCATATTATAATCCAAGTTTAAATGATCAACCAGAACTTCTTAAAACCAACATCTCAAACGCATTAACTCAATATTCACGTTCAATTGATGTAAATAAATTTGGTGGTAGATTCAAATATAGTAAAGCCATATCACTAATTGATAGTGTTGACTCATCAATTACTTCAAATATTTCTCTTGTTACAATTAGACGTAATTTAAAAGCAGTTTTAGGACAATTTGCTCAATACGAGGTTTGTTTTGGTAATCACATTCATAGTCAAGAGTCCGCATATAATGTCGTGTCAACAGGATTCACAATTGAAGGCGTTGTGGGAACTGTTTACATGTCTGATGAGGTGGTTGATCGTGAAACAGGTCGTATGTTCTTTTTCACATATACAGAGGGAGGAACTCCAAGTATTGTGAAGAAAAATGCTGGAACTGTTAAATATTTGATTGGTGAAGTTCTTATAGATACTTGTAATATAACATCAACAGTGATTGCAAATGATGTCATTGAAATTCAAGCAATTCCTCACTCAAATGATGTTGTTGGTCTTCGAGATTTATATGTAAAATTTGACATGTCAAATACAACAATTAATATGGTTCAAGATTTAATAGCATCTGGTGAAAATACATCTGGATCAAGATTTCCTCATATTCATAGTTATTATACTCCAACTTTCACCCGAAAATCAAATTCTCCAGTGACCACAGGCTCTACGCTTTTACCATCTACTGCTTCATCAACTGGAACGGTGACATCAAGTAGTGGTACATATGCAACATCAACCACAACATCAAGTACACCCACTACTACAACCACATCATCTGGTGGCAGTGGTGGATCTAGTTCTGGCGGCGGATATTAATGATAGATACCTCAATACAAAGAGTTGAAATCAATCAGGTAATTGAAAATCAGTTACCTGAGTTTGTTCAGGCTGAGAGTCCACTTTTTGTGGATTTTATGAAACAATATTATATCTCTCAAGAATATCAAGGTGGATCAATTAACATCGCCGAGAATCTTGACAGATATACTAAGTTACAAACATACGTTGGCGCTGCACTTACAGAATATACAGGATTATCAACGGATACACAATCTTTTTCCTCCACAATCTTTGTAGATTCAACAAAAGGTTATCCAAAAAAATACGGATTATTAAAAATTGATGATGAGATTATAACATATACTGGTCTTGGAACAACATCATTTACTGGATGCGTTCGTGGTTTCAGTGGTGTTGATGCGATGGATCAACCTTTAAGGTCAGATTTATTGTCATTTAACACTAGTGTCGGAGCCTCTCATACTGGCGGTACAAAAGTTCATAATCTATCTAATCTTTTCATTCGTGAGTTTTTTAATAAACTTAAGACAACCTATGCGAGTGGATTTGAGAATCGTAAATTAGACAGCGATTTAGATCAAGTTAAATTTATTCGACAAATCAAAGATTTTTATCGAACAAAAGGAACAGAGGAATCATATAAAATTTTATTCAGAGCCTTGTATGGTGAAGAAGTTAATATTATTAAACCATCAGATTTTTTAATTAAATCATCAGATGCAGATTATGGATTTGCACAAGATTTTGTTGTAAAATCAATCGCAGGCGATCCTCGTGATTTAAAAGGGTCAACTCTCTTTCAAGATATTGATGAAGATGATAGTAATATTCGTGGGGCTTCTGGTGCGATATCAGATGTAAAAGAATTTTTATATGGTGGAGAAAATTATTATCAGATTAGTGTATCAAAAGATTCAATTAATGGTAATTTTGTAGTTCCAGGCAGAACTCGTATAGTTGATCCTGTATCACTTGGGTCAACCGTAATGACAGTTGATACCACAGTTGGATTCCCCACAAGTGGTTCTTTATCATTGCCAACAGCGAGTGTTGCTGGTGTTGTGACTTATACAGGTAAAACCGCAAATCAATTTGTCGGAGTAGACACAGCTCGTGATGTTTTAAGTATTGGTGATGATGTAAGATATAATAATGTTGCATATGGATATTCTTTTGCAAATAATACAAAGAAAATAGAAGTTTTAATTACTGGTGTTTTAAAAGATTTTCCAATACCTGACAATACTTTTTACTTTAATAAGGGTGATAAGGTTAAAGTTGGAACATATGGAGCTTACAAAAGTTCAGAAGATAGTAATTTTGGATCTTTTGTTTATAATACATCTGTAAAATTTACTCCAAAAACAGTCGTAAGACAGTCAAGTAGTAGTTTTAACATTACCACCCTCTCGGATCATGGATTTTTAGAAGAGGATTCCATTGAAGTTTTAGACGGACAATCTACTTTAGTTGCTGTTGGTCGTGTTTTAAGTGTTATTAGTAGTTCATCAATTGTTTTAGGTGATTTGCCTAACGTTGGTGTAAACAATTTTGCGTTTATAAGAAGAAGATTAAAAAGAGGAAATAGTTCTCTTCATGATAACATTACAAAATATACAACTGATGTTCAAAATGTATATGATCATGAGAGTGACAATGCGTTTGCATTACCTCCACATCCTCATGCATACGTTGCCTCACCATCAATTCCAAGTTTAGGTAATGAACCCATAGTTGCACCAGACCGTTCTGTAACATGGACTGGCGCCACTGGAGGAGACGTTATACAGTTAATACAGGTTACAGAGGGTGCAGCAGATCATGGATTCTATTCTGGAGAAGTTGTTACATATAGTGTTGTAAGTGGTAATCTAGGTCAGTTAATTGATGGTAAAAATTATTATGTGAGTCGTGTTGATTCTAATAATATTCGTCTTGCAAACTCCTTACCTGACTTGGTAAACGGTGATTTTGTGGATGCAACTGGAGATGGTACATTTAAAATCTCCGTTCCTGACTTGGCTGGTAAAAAATTAGATCATCAAAAATTATTAAAGAGATTCTCTTTAAATCCAGTGTTTGACGGGGCAAGGCGTGAGACAGCGCCAGGCACCACTGGCATGCTTGTAAATGGTACGGAGATATCAAACTATAAGTCGGGTGATGTTATATTTTTTGGTGGTGTTGAAACTATCGATGTTTTAGAGGGTGGTTCTCAATACGATGTCATTAATCCACCAAAAGTTAGTCTTGAGAGTTTAACTGGTGCTGGTGTAAGTGCAACAGCAAATATTAAAGGTCAGTTTGAAAGAATCGATATTATAGAACCAGGCTTTGATTACACTACACCACCTAAGATTGAGATTAGTGGTGGTAATGGTAAAAATGCAATTGCAAGAGGAAGATTAAAACAAGTTGATCATTTCATAGATTTTGATGCATCATCAACAGGTAATGCAATTAACATTTCAGAAGATACCATTGGTTTTGGAACATTCCATAAGTTTCGTGATGGCGAAGCTGTAATCTATAAAACATTTAACACTGGTTCAATCGGTATTGCAAGTGCTGGAAATACAACATCCTCAATTCAACTTACACCAGATCAAAGACTAGTTGATGAATCTGTTTATTTTGTATCTAAAGTTAATAGTACGACCATCAAACTTGCAAATAAAGAAAATGATGCGTTAACTAAATCAAACTTAATCAACCTTACTGGTTTTGCTGACGGTACACAAAGATTTCAGAGTTTAAATAAAAAACTTGTTTTAGGTCAAATTATTATTGAAAACCCTGGCGAAGGATATGAAAATAAAAGAAGATTAGTTCCTACTGCTGGCATTAATACATACTCAGATTTTATTGAATATAAAAATCATGGATTTGAAGATGGTGAATTAATTCGCTATTCAAATAATGAAATTAAGATTGGTGGTTTAGATACAGATCAAGATTATTATATTTTAAAAATAAGTGATGATCGTTTTAGGCTTGCAGCTGCTGGTATTGGGACAACTCTATCAGATGCAAATTACCTATCAAAACAATTTGTTGGAATGACTTCGGTTGGTTCTGGAGATCATATATTTAATTATCCTCCAATTGTTGTTAATGTAAAAGGAGAAATAGGAGTTAACACAACAGCAGAAAACTTTCATGCAGTAGTTAATCCAATTGTAAGAGGTTCAATAACATCGATTAATATTGAAAAATCTGGCCTTGGATATGGAAATGATACAACCTTTAACTTTAGTATTCCACCTCAAGTTCGTGTCTCCTCTGGTTCATCCTCTGAGTATAAAGCGATTGTAACAAATGGAAAAATACAGTCTGTTATTGTAACTCGTTCTGGCACAGATTATACATCTACACCTGATTTAGAAATACTGGGTGATGGAGCTGGTGCAAAAATTATATCATCTATTAGTAATGAGAGAGTTGACAGAGTTATTGTTGATAATGGTGGTGTTGGATATACAACTGCGAGTGTTTCTGTTCAAGAAATTATTCCTGGCACTGGTGCGATATTCTTACCTAAGATTAGATCTTGGGCGGTTAACAATGTTAAAAGATACGAAGATATATTCTATGGAGATGATGGTTTCTTATCAAGAGGTGATAATGATGAGGGTATTAAGTTTACATCATTCTATGCACCAAGAGGTCTTAGAAAAGTATTAAAATCAAAAAATAGTGATGGAACTGTAGATTATACTTCAAATGACTTGAATATTTTAAACAATGCAGAACAAGTATCTTTAAATCATTCACCTATTATAGGATGGGCGTATGATGGTAATCCAATTTACGGCCCATATGGATATGATCGAAAGGATGGTGGTGTTGTAAGAATCATGAGATCTGGTTATTCTCTTAAAACTACAAGAGAGAATGGCCCTCCAATATCCACATTCCCACTTGGATTCTTTGTTGAAGATTATGAGTATCTTGGAGATGGTGATTTAGATGAAAATAATGGTAGATATTGTATTACTCCAGATTATCCAAACGGAAC